GGCAGAGGGAGGCACCAGAATGAAAGCGACAAAAAAGAAACGTCACATCAACGGATCGGATATTGAAAAACTCAAAGCATATCTTACCCGAATAGAGGTGCTGCGGGAATACAACCTGCTGTCTCTGCAACCGCAACCAAACTGGATTGCCATTCAGCAGGCAAAAGAAATATCCGCATGGTTGAGCATTTTTGAGCACGGGAACGCTGAAGAACGGCCATACGCGGAACACTTATTGTTGCAGTTTTTCCAATAAATCAAAAATAACAGGAGGATCTCTATGAGCATCAAAATCAACAAACTCGAAATCGAGAACGTGAAGCGAGTCAAGGCCGTCAAGATCGAGCCGACGGCCAACGGTCTGACGGTGATCGGCGGCAAGAATCGCCAAGGCAAGACCAGCGTTCTGGATGCTATCGCCTGGGTCCTGGGCGGCGAGAAGTACCGGCCAAGCGAGCCTACCCGGGAAGGATCGGTCATCCCGCCTTCCATGCACATTGTCATGTCCAACGGCCTTGTGGTCGAGCGCAAGGGCAAGAACAGCGACCTCAAGGTCATCGATCCGGATGGACGCAAAGGCGGCCAGCAGCTGCTGAATGAGTTCGTCGAGCAACTCGCTCTAGACCTGCCCAGGTTCATCGGTTCGACATCCAAGGAAAAGGCGCAGACCCTGCTTCAGATCATTGGTGTTGGCAAGCAACTGTTCGAGCTGGAACAGAAAGAGCAGGAACTGTACAACCGCCGGCTGACGATCGGCCAGATAGCTGACCAGAAGAAGAAGTACGCTCTGGAGCAGCCATACTATCCGGATGCGCCTAGGGAGCCTGTAGCCGCTTCTGAGCTGATCAGACAGCAGCAGGACATTCTGGCCAGAAATGGCGAGAACAATCGGAAGAGACAGAATCTGCAGTATTTGGAAAGCCAAGCTGCCGACATTCAGCGGAAGATTAGCGATTTGCTTGAAAAGCAGAAGGGAATTCTTGCGGACCTGGATATCGCTAAGAAATCCGCTCTTGATCTCCATGACGAATCAACCGCAGAACTCGAGCTGAGCATCGCCAATACTGAGCAGATCAATCGGAAGGTCCGAGCAAACCTGGACAAGGACAAAGCCGAAGAGGACGCCAACAACTACGCTACGCAGTACAGCACGCTGACAGCTGATATCAATGCGGTCAGGCAGTCGAAGATCGACCTGCTGAAGGGTGCTAATCTTCCGCTCCCCGGGCTGTCCGTTGTGGATGGTGAGCTGACTTATAACGGCTTCAAATGGGACAACATGTCCGGAGCTGATCAGCTGATCGTGTCGACCGCCATTGTCCGTCAACTCAATCCGAAATGCGGCTTCGTCCTCCTGGACAAGCTCGAGCAGATGGATATCGATGAGCTGGGCAAGTTCGGCCAGTGGCTCGAATCAGAGGGCTTGCAGGCGATTGCAACCAGGGTAAGCACAGGCGATGAGTGCAGCATCATCATCGAGGATGGCTATGCAGTCGGTGCTGAGAAGCCAGAAGAAACAACTGAGCCGGAGACAAAGCCGGCATGGAAGGCAGGGATGTTTTGACCAATGCCTAAACTAATTGACTTGACTGGCATGCGCTTTGGTCGTCTTTCGGTCATTAACAGAACTGGAACTGATAAACACCATAAGGCAACTTGGGCATGCCAGTGTGATTGCGGAAAAATGATTGAGACTGAAGGACAAAATCTAAGAAACGGCGACACTCAATCATGTGGGTGCTATGCAAAACAACAGTTTGCGATTCCGCACTATAAGCACCATGGAACGCACGATCGACTTTACAGGATATGGGCTGCAATGATTCAAAGATGTTCAAACCCCAATGTTAAAGAGTTTGAACATTATGGCAGACGAGGCATTTATGTCTTTGCTGATTGGATCAACAGCTATGAGAAATTTCGCGAGTGGGCTGTCGGTCATGGTTACAACCCCAATGCAGCGCGTGGAATATGTACGATCGACCGAATTGATGTCGATGGACCATATTCACCCGAGAATTGCAGATGGGTTGACACGAAGATCCAGGCCAGTAACAAAAGAATCCACAAAAGGAGGAGTTTTTAATGCAGATCATCAGGGGTAAAATCCCGTCAGCTCAGAAGGTAGTTTGTTATGGCCCCGAGGGCATCGGGAAGTCCACATTCGCTTCCAAGTTCCCTGATCCGCTCTTCATCGATACCGAGGGCAGCACCACGCATATGGACGTGATGCGGACCCAGCGCCCCAGCAGCTGGACCATGCTGATGGAGCAGGTCACTTTCATCAAGAACAATCCTGGCATGTGCAAGACACTAATCATTGATACCTGCGATTGGGCCGAAATGCTCTGCGCCAAACATATCTGCGATAAGGCCAACGTCAAGGGCATTGAGGACTTCGGATATGGCAAAGGCTATACCTGGCTGGAAGAAGAGTTTGGCAGGTTCCTGAACCTGCTCAGTGAGGTAATCACCCAGGGGATCAATGTCGTCATTACCGCTCATGCCCAGATGCGCAAGTTTGAGCAGCCTGACGAAATGGGCGCCTACGATCGCTGGGAGCTGAAGCTTGAGAAGAAGACATCCGCACTGCTCAAAGAGTGGGCCGATATGGTCCTGTTCGCCAACTACAAGACGCTGGTGGTGAATGTGGACAACCAGGGAACTGCCAAGGGCAAGAACAAGCCTCAGGGCGGATCCAGGGTTATGTATACCACGCACCATCCGTGCTGGGACGCAAAGAACCGGCATGACCTTGCTCCAGAACTTCCATTCGAGTTCTCAGCCATTTCAGGTCTGCTGATTGACACGCCAGCTGGTAAAGCAGCTCCGGTTGCTCCCGTTGCTCCCATGGCACCGCCAGTGGTACCAGTTGCTGTTGCAGCACCAAGCCCCGTTGCAGAGCCAATACAGACCGCCCCTGTTGCTCCGCCGCCTGTACCGGCTGCAGCGCCTGTCCTGGATGCCAGTATCCCCAAGGCCCTTCGGGATCTGATGCAGTCCAATAACGTCAAGCCCGAGGATATCCAGCAAGTGGTAGCTCAGAAGGGTTATTACCCGATTGATACGCCCATAAAGAACTATGATGCCGGATTCGTGTCTGGCGTCCTTGTGGGGGCTTGGCCACAAGTCTACGAAGCGATCTGTGCAAACGCATTGCCGTTTAGCACCTAAAGAAAACAGGAGGATTCATACAAATGGCTACAGATGGAAGAGAACTGGCATGGGACGACACCATTGAGCGCGATGGCGGGGAGTTTATCCTGCTGCCTAAAGGCGACTACGAGTTCACCGTTGAGACGTTCGAGCGTGCCAGGCATGCGGGGAGCGCAAAGCTTCCGCCATGCAACAAGGCCGTCATTTCCCTGGTTATTGACTCCCCGGAAGGTCCGGCAAAGCTGTCACATAACCTGTTCCTGCACACAACAACCGAGGGTCTGTTATCTGCCTTCTTCGGTTCAATCGGCCAGAAAAAGCACGGAGAGCGGTTGCAAATGAATTGGAACCTTGTTCCTGGTGCTACAGGCAAATGCCAAATCGGAGTCAGAACCTGGAAGGACAAGGACGGAAACGACCGGCAATCAAATGAAATCCTCAGGTTCTACCCGAGAGAAGATCAGGCACCGGCAGGGTTCACGCCCGGGAGGTTCTGATCATGGAGGCTCGCCCGTATCAGATCGAAGCGAAAAACGCGATCGAGGCTGAATGGGACAAGGGCGTGAAGAAAACGTTACTGGTCTTGCCTACAGGAACAGGCAAGACCATCGTTTTTTCCAAAGTCATCGAGGATCGCGTGCGCGAGGGTGAGCGAGTGCTTGTTCTCGCGCATCGATCTGAGCTCTTGGACCAGGCTGCCGACAAACTCTATAAGTCAACAGGTCTGATGACTGCAACAGAGAAAGCCGAAGAATCATCCATAGGCAGCTGGTTTCGTGTCGTTGTCGGATCAGTCCAGACCCTGATGCGTGAAAAGCGGCTTGCTCAATTCCCCGCCGATCATTTCGGCAGCATCATCGTGGACGAAGCTCATCACTGCATCAGTGACAGTTACCAGCGAGTATTGCAGCATTTTTCTGATGCCAATGTCCTGGGAGTAACGGCTACTCCAGACCGCGGTGACATGCGCAACCTGGGCAGCTATTTCGAGTCCCTGGCATATGAGTACACTTTGCCCCGGGCTATCAAAGATGGTTATCTATGCCCGATCAAGGCGCTAACAATTCCTCTAAAACTTGACCTGACAGGAGTTGGCCAACAGGCAGGAGACTTCAAAGCCGCTGATTTAGGCACTGCGCTGGATCCCTATTTATTCCAAATTGCTGATGAAATGGCCAAGTATTGCATGGACAGGCGTACCGTTGTTTTTCTGCCTCTGATCAAGACAAGTCAAAAGTTCTGCGAAATTCTCAAGTCAAAAGGATTCAATGCTTGCGAGGTCAACGGCGAGAGCGACGATCGCGCCCAGGTGCTGTCAGACTTTGACGCTGGCCGGTACCAGGTCCTATGTAATTCCATGCTGCTGACAGAAGGCTGGGACTGCCCTCCGGTCGATTGCATCGTGGTCCTCCGGCCTACGAAGATCAGAAGCCTTTACAGTCAGATGGTTGGCCGCGGTACCAGGATTCACCCGGGCAAGGATCATCTGCTGCTTCTAGACTTCCTCTGGCACACAGAACGCCATGAACTCTGTCATCCTGCTCACCTCATTTGCGAGAGCGAAGAGGTGGCCCAGAAGATGACCGAGAACATCGAGGAAGCCGGCTGCGCGGTCGATATCGAGGCTGCAGAGGTTCAGGCCACTGAGGATGTCGTAGCTGCTCGTGAAGAGGCCTTGGCAAAGAAGCTGGCAGAGATGAAGCACCGCAAGCAGAAGCTGGTGGATCCGCTGCAGTTCGAGATGAGCATCCAGGCAGAGGACTTGTCCGGATATGTTCCGGCATTCGGCTGGGAAATGGCGCCGCCATCAGCTAAACAAAAGGAATCACTTGAAAAAATGGGAATCCTTCCTGACGAGATTGACAATGCCGGCAAGGCTGCGAAGCTGCTGGACCGGCTAGGAGCACGCAGGATGGAAGGACTCACAACACCGAAGCAGATCAGGTTCCTTGAAGGCCGCGGCTTCCAGCATGTTGGCACATGGGAATTTGACCAGGCAAAGAGACTGATAGACCGGATAGCAGGCAATGGCTGGAAGGTCCCATATGACATTGATCCGACTGGCTTTAAGCCGCCAGCAGTTGTGAACAGGGGAGAAGACGCATGGAGCAGAAATTGAACTTACTTGAGCTGTTGCCTTTTATAAATCCTGCCATGCTCGACTACCAGGATTGGATCAATGTAGGCATGGCGCTGAAGCATGAAGGACTGACAGCAGCTGATTGGGACAACTGGAGCAGACACGATACCGCCAGATATAAGGCGGGAGAGTGCTTCAAAAAGTGGACTAGCTTTTCCGGTGGATCCGGGACGGCGGTTACCGGTGGAACGATCGTACAGCTGGCTAGAGACCATGGCTGGCAGGCAGATCATGATGAAGGGCATGAGCTGGACTGGAATGATTATATCGGCAAAGACAAGGCTGAGCATGTTGTGGTCGATCGGAACTGGATCGAGGGCAAGGAGGTTACCGAGCCCTCTTCCTGGAATCCCGCTGCTGAGCTGGCCAGATATTTGGAGATCCTTTTCGAGGCGTCCGAGAATGTCGGGTATGTGACAGAGTCCTGGGAGAAGGACGGCAAGCATTTCCCATCCAAAGGCGTTTGCGATCGGACTGCAGGCCAGCTGATTCAGCAGCTTAATCAGTGCAAGGGTGATATCGGCGCGGTCCTCGGTGACTACAAACCCGAAGTAGGGGCATGGATCCGTTTCAATCCGCTGGATGGCCAGGGCGTTAAAAACGAGAACGTAACTGAATTCCGGTATGCCCTGGTTGAGTCAGATGTGATGGACATCGACCAGCAGAATGCCATCCTGCGTGAGCTTGAGCTTCCTATAGTCTGCCTGGTGCATTCCGGGAAGAAAAGCCTACATGCGATCGTCCGGGTCGATGCAACCAATTATGACGAGTATAGGAAGCGCGTCGACTATCTGTATAACGTCTGCCAGAAGAACGGTCTCAAGATTGACAGCCAGAACAGAAACCCGTCCAGGCTGTCCAGGATGCCCGGTGTCATGCGAAACGGTCATAAACAGTTCCTTGTTGACACGAACATTGGAAAAGGATCCTGGGCAGAATGGCATGAGTGGATCGAGGGTGTCAATGACGACCTTCCAGATCCTGAGAGTCTTACGAGCGTCTGGGACAACCTTCCGCCGCTATCACCATCACTGATAGACAATGTGCTTCGGCAAGGCCACAAGATGCTTCTGGCCGGTCCCAGTAAGGCAGGCAAGTCTTTCGCATTGATCGAGCTGTGCTGCGCGATCGCTGAGGG